AAAACTGGATATGGTCGCGGTCTTGGCGGCTAGAGGATTGCACGATGCACCAGTCCCCCATGCCTCTCCAGCCACCCTCGGCACAGCCTTCCTCGGTAACCACAGTCGCTGACACCACCGCTGTTGTCGTGGAGGCTTGCGTATAAGAATCACCGACAGTAACCGTTGTAGTTTCAGGACTCCACCCGCGCACTGTCCCACATTCGCTAACAGCACCATCCACATACGCGCAGGTCGTCATATCGGACCCGGTGCGAGCCACCACGGTCGTTGTGTCTACAAGAGTATTGGTGACCGTCGTAGCCGTCGAAGTTTCCGTTGTTGTATCTAAATGCCAATGCCCGTCGTTGCTGTTGTGGGTCAAGATCCCTGACTCGGCAGTTGTGACATTCGTCGTTGTTGTTGTCCCCGTCTGGGCGGTAGATGAGGATGTAGAGATCGTCTCAGATATTGCCGTATTGCTGTGAGAATAGGTAATGGTTGGATAATAAATCGCAGGCACAGGCTGAGGTTGGAGTTGGGGTATATAAACCTCTTGCACCTCATCAGGAATGTATTCAAGAGCAACGTCCATGGGAACTATTCCTGCTTCAACTTCAAGAGTGAAACCAGCCCATGTGGTGTACCCGCCCGGCGGGGTACCCCAGTCGTCGTAATAGGCAGGATCGTTCGCTGCGTCATAATCTTCCCAGTCGTCGTAACCACCGGGAGCGGAGTCGCACGCTGACGTGCCCCTACAACTCTCGTAAGGGTCGTCCCATAACTCTTCTTCCGGCTGTGGCTCTGGCTCCGGAGGTGGAGGTACTCCATGTACCTCGTCGTAAGCCTGCCAGTCCTCTGGCTCCCAATCCCACGACTCACTAGGCGACGGTCCCCAGTCTTCCGGCCATTCATCTAGCCCCTCTTGGTCCAGAATCCAGCCTTCTTCATCTTCACCAGACCACGAGTCTAGGTCGTGATGAGGGTCTATCCCTTCTTCATTACGCATCTCCGTTTCGCCCATTTGCTCTTCATCCACTTCCGTTTCTGAAGGTATATCTGTGCCGGGTTCTGCGTCTTGATCAAGGTCGTCTGTGCCCTCCGGGTCGTTTAACGGGTCTACCTCATCTTCCCACAACTCTTGTTGCTCCAAGTCAAATGCTTGCCACTCGTCCTCAGTCCAATCCCATGACTCACTGGGGGATGGACCCCAGTCCTCAGGCCACTCATCGAAACCTTCTTGTTCAAGTATCCATGCTTCTTCGTCGTCGCCAGACCACTCTTCGTTGTCCCATCCGGGCCAGACCTCTAGTCCGTCTTGAAGGAGAGCGTCTTCGCTAGGTGCCTCCTCAGTTTCCTCGCCCCAGTCGTCATCGTTGTCCTCCCATTCTTCTTCCCATAGGGCTTCTTGCTCTTCGCCAAAAGTCTGCCACTGTTCCTCAGTCCAGTCCCATGTCTCTGAAGGAGGCGGTCCCCAGTCTTCAGGCCATTCATCGAAACCCTCCTGCTCCAAGATCCATTGCTCTTCGTCCTCCCCCGTCCAATCCTCATCCCCCCACTCCTCTTCAAGCCAAGGCTCTTCCCACTCGTCTTCTTCAGAAAGTTCTTCTTCCCATTCCTCCATCTCTTCATCGGAAAGACCTTCAAGCATTTCAAAGAAGTTTTGTTGTTGCTCTTCATCATATTCCTGCCAGTCATCCTCAGTCCAATCCCACGATTCAGTAGGTGACGGACCCCAATCTTCCGGCCATTCATCGAAACCTTCTTCCTCAAGAATCCATGCTTCTTCATCTTCACCAGACCACTCGTCATCTACCCAATCCGATTCAGGGAATTCCTCCCAAAGATCTTCACGCTCCTCGTCGTAGTCGATCCAATCTTCCTCTTCCCAGTCCCATGATTCAGATGGGCTTGGACCCCAATCTTCTGGCCATTCCTCAAGTCCTATCTCTTCAAGAATCCGGGCTTCTTCGTCTTCACCAGTCCAGTCTTCTTGTTCCCATGGTTCGTCCCATTCCGGGTCATCCCACGGTCCCTCTTCACAGTCGTCACACCAATCCGCATCCTCGGGCCAGAATTCTTCCTGCCATTCGTCCCATTCCTCTTCGGTGTCTAGTTCCCACGACTCTTCCTCTTCCTCCCAGCGTGCTTGCTCTTCCTCGTCGTAGGCGATCCAATCGCTCTCTTCCCATAACACACTTTCAGTAGGTGATGGACCCCAATCTTCGGGCCATTCGTCAAAGCCTTCCTCTTCAAGAATCCGTGCTTCATCGGTCGCTGATCGTTCTTGGTCGTAGGTGTCCCAGTCGTCTTCGGTCCACTCAACGGATTCCGTGGGCGACGGTCCCCAATCTTCGGGCCACTCCTCTATGCCCAATTCCTCCAGTAGTTCTTCTTCCCACAATGCGGGATCTTCCATCTCCTCTTCCCAGATGGACTCCATTTCCTCGTCGTAGGCAATCCAATCTTCTTCTACCCAATCGACAGTCTCGGTGGGAGACGGACCCATGAGGGTTTGGTTCCATTCTTCCAGCCCCATCTCTTCCAGAATGCGTTGCTCTTCAAGTTCGGGATTGTATTCATGGAATGCGAAATCGTCTTCGTAGTTTTCTTCTTCTACTGCATCCCAGAACTCCTCTTCCTCCATCTCATACTCAATGAAAAACAGTTCACGCTCTTCTTCGACTTCCTCTACAAATTCTTCAACTTCTTCAAAGAGTTCTTCCACATTGAATGATTCGCCAAACAGTTCATCCATTAACTCCTGTTCTTCTTCAAACCATTCGTCGTCGTATTCGACTTCGTCCCACTGCTCGTCTTCCCAGTAGTCGTCATCGACATCAAGAAGAATTGCAGCGAAGTCGATTTCTTCTTCTTCTGGTACCTCCAGAATCTCCCAGTCTTCTTCAATCTCCAAGATGTCTTCAACGTAAGACTCGCCAAGCACCTCCTCAATGCGATCCTCTGCAACGGCTTGGTAATATTCGGCGTCCGTAGCAACCCACGCTTCGATCTCTGTTTCTTCTTGAATAATCTCCCCGGCTTCTACGTCATAGGAGATTTCAATACTCAGAGGAACAACAGTGACAGGCTCAATGTCTGGTTCTTCTTGGGAGGGTTGACCCGGAACGACAGTCGGTGGAGGGCCACGCTCTTCAACATCTTCGATTCTGTAGTCGGAAAGATCAACTTCAACCTCAGCCAACATTTCACCCGTGTCATCCTGAATGGCAATATTCAAGAAATCCTGAACTGGTTCGACCGCTGGCGCTTCTGGTTGTCCCGGTGCTGTCGGTTCTGGTTCAACCGCAGGTGGTTCCAGTGCAAAGGTAACCGCTATCTGCTGTCCTGCCTCTAATTCGATTTCGACTTCCAATGCGGCTACGGCGATTGCGACAGTCGCTTCTTCAATATCTGCGATCTCAATGGCGTCATCAGAGAAAGCCAAAAGTGATTGAATTTCTTCAGGTTCTGCATCTTCCTCTGGCTGCTCCCACCGTTCAAGTTCCTCTTCCTCAACGATAATTGCTTCAATCTGGACTGATTTTTCTTCATTCAAAACAAGTAAGGAAAACTTCTGTTGGGTTTCTTCTTCTACTTTTTCTTCCAAAAGTGCTTCTATACGATCCTTGGAAGAAGTCGCTTCCTTTGCTGCTGGAGTGGGAACTTCGATTTGCACAACATCTGCATTGAAGTCATCGATTCCGGGTGGAAGAAAAACCAAGACAGGATCAGCAGTACTCGGCCCTGAAATCAAATAACGATAAGTCGCTCCGGGGATCTCATTTACAAATGCGCCGTCGTAATAGCCAAGCCTGTCACCTGATGACGTTTCAATCTTGATAGACATTTGCTTGTCGCCAGAAGCAGCGACGGTAAGCATCGTGCCCGATTCTTCTCCCTCTTCCTTGGGGCAGAAACTGCAAGTGAAAGGACCAGAACGCGCTCGCATCGGCGTGAGTTCCATTGTTCCCGTACCACCAGACCACGCCTCTGCCTGCTCTGTTGGGTTAGTGGCCGCTAGTGCATAAATCCACTGACCCTCTTTAGAAACATCTATCCAGCGTTCCTCACCCGGCCAGTTAGAATCGTAGATATAGATGCGATAACCACTGGGCATCTCTTCCACCCGGTAAGGCGTGACAGCGTGTCCACCCATCTCGCTGTAAATACCGATTGTAAAGCCAGTGTGTGCATTACCTTTTTCTGCTTCAGCAAAGTCATACATCAACACTTGTGCCAATTCGGCAGGTGACTTCTCCAAGAAAGCGGATGCCGTTTCCTGAACCTCCATCGCAAACTGGGTTACATACCAGTACGCAATTTCAGAAAGGAGCGCCGGATCTTCTTTAATAAGTTGTGAAACGGTGTGAGTATTCTGGTAAGCCAACAGTGTTTCGATATCACCAGAAAGCCTCAAACTCAAAACTGCCAGACCTTCACACAGCCCACCACGCATCGACTTGTTGGCCTGTGACATCAACTGAAGAATTACCGGATAAGGCGTACATTGCCCATTAGAGACATCTAAACAAACTTGGCTATCGCCGTATAGGCGACGCGCCATGTTCACCGTCAAGTCGGCTGGGGCTTCACCACCACCAAAGTTTGCAAAAGAAAACGAATCTTCTGATGCCATATAATTTGGAATGGCATGATCTGCCAATGGGGCTGTTTTAATTAAGATCGGAGTAATCGACGTAGTAGCAGTTTCCCCAAGAACGGTTGTGGTTGTCTCGTCAGGGAACAGATCAACCGGTTCCGTGGAAGTACCTGAGGAACAGGCCGAAGCGAACAATGCTCCAGCAAAGAAAACAGCGGCAAGCCGTCTCACGACGCTACCGCTTTTTGCGTTTACTTTGGTACCAGAAAAGAAGTCCCATTAAAAGAATCAAACTTGCGGCAATAACAATCACGGTCACCGAACCACCGGGTGCTCCGCTCATGTCTAAAGAAAAGTTCTTCGTTCCTCCGCCAAGAAGATCATTCTCTGATTTCAGTTCTGCTACGGCTTCTTCTAACTGGGCGACTTGATAACCCAGCGCAGCCTCCTCTCCAGAGGACTGCCACAGGAACCCAAAGGCTCCAGAAATTGCTGCGGGCAAACCCAGAACGTAAGCAATGTTGTCTTTGATTCGGTCAATCAGGCTTGTAACTTTTTCAGTTGCCTGTTTAGCCGTACCTAAAACAGCACTACCAACATCCGGGTCTGCCCCAGCGTTTGTCTCTTCTAAGGGTCGCGAAAGTAGATCCGCTACCTGTTGTAAGCGTTTTCGCAGATCATCATCCATAGCAACCCCATACAGACCTAAGTCCTAGTTCCTATGAATGATACCTGCTTATCCTATACAGCAAAGTATAGAATTGTATCTCTTTTTGTGTCCTACGCCATCATCGACGGTGAGCGATCACCGAATTTACTTGCGGCCCAGCCCTTGATAACTGCAACACCTGCTGACACACCGGCCATCAGGATCATTTTCCAATTATCAACGCCTAAATCCATAACACTATTGGTACCCATGGCACCGATAGCAGCCTGAATAAATGTCGCAATTGTTCGTTCGGCTAGATCTTTGTACTCAGCCATACGTTTACCTCGTATCCTCGCCTGTTAAGAATGGTCTTGATGGAGATCAGGACCAATAACAATAATACTCGCTCCAATGGAGACGAGAGCAGACGTATACTAGTATGGATGAAATAAAGTGAATTCCATGAACCCAGACACTACGGAACTTTCCCCCACCCAATGCTTGTTATAGATGATTTCATTCGCAGCCCCGTATTGACGGGTGCCGTCAAGAGCGATAAAAACTTCTTTCCCATTACGGTAGATGAGAACAACCCGGAAGAAGTTGGGTACACGCTGAATGGATTCCACGACCAAGAATGTGATTGCTTTGCTCCCTACATGTTTTGGGAGGGTTGGTGGAAATCCCCGGCAGATACCTTACGAAAGAAGATTATTCAAGAAATCTGGTCGGCACCGGGAGTCTTAGAATACGAACGTGACGAAATAGCAGGGTTTGAATACTGGTGTAGAACATTCAACGCAGGTCAATTCTTGAAACCTCATGTGGATGAAGACACTTTCCTTTACGAAAAGAGCCACGAATTCAACGCGCCCGTAACCGGATGCATCTGGTATGGCTTCTCTGAATCTGGTGATGGTGGATTTCTGGAACTCCATGAAGGGAGCATCGAAGGAAATCCGTCGAATGCGTTAGAAGAAAAGCACATGGAAACTTTGTTGTCTCCCCCCGATCGCTTGGAACGAATTGCTTACAAGACGAATCGTTTGATAGTTTTTGATGCGGGTCGTCGGGTGCATCAAACTCAACCTGCTGGTTGGGGGGACCGTCAGGTGATGGTTGTGAATGTGTGGCACAAGGATTCACCGCCGAGCGCCTTGGCAACAGGACAGTTCTATCGTGAAGGGCAGGAGAATCGTGGAAAGAATTAATCTACTTAGCGTCGATGTCTACACCACAACCTTGGATTTCAAAGGCGGGGACGTTCACCACGAAGTGTTCGCTGACGGACGACCAGTGCCGGGAGAATACTCAGAAGAACACAAGACTCACACTTATTATGAGGATCTGGTGTTGAAAGATACGCCGTTAATGCAGGAAGTCAGAGCGGCAATCGAAGAAAAAACCTCTCAAATTCTTTCCCAAGAATACAAAGTTTCAGCGATGTGGGGATTGGTTCTTCAAAAGGGAGAATCAGTGGAACCCCATTCGCACAAATCTAACAGTCATTTGAATCCGCACGAATATTTCTCTATCGCATATTATCCAACCGCTACGTTCAGCGATGCCCAACTTGTGTTCGGTGTTCCATACGCCAATTCACAAGAAACTGTTACGCGCATTCAGCCGACAGCCGGGATGCTAGTAATTTTCCCGTCCTATCTGACACATTGGACGACCCGACAAATGTCAAACACAAGAGTAGTTTTAAGCGCAAACGTAGAACCAGTCGAACCGCAAGCCAGCACGGACCAAGATTGGTCCGCTTATGACTTGAACTAATGAATCTTCATCTGTAGAATACAATTTAGGGTATGCTGTGGTCAAGATGTTCTATGTCTACGAACGAGGTCTCCACTAATGGACTTTCTATCTACTATCTCCACAGCGGATAAAACAGCAATGCTTAATACCCTCATTTCCGACAGGGAGACAAGCATCTTCGCACTCTCTTGGGGCGTCGGCATTGATCCGAATGATCTTGCTGCCGACTACACCGCCCCTGTTGGGACAGCGAACCCATCAGAAACACAATTAGAGGCCGAACTCGCCGCCTTGGCTACGATTAAAGCCGAACTTGCGAGCCTATAGGAGTGATGCAAAATGGCTTTAACCGAAGCGGAAGTTACTGCCGCAAAAGCGGACGCTAAAGAATATCTGGAATACTCCACTCTGTCTCTCGCCCTAACATTGGGTGTCGCCTCTGACGAGATAAGCAGTTCTCTGGTAATCCCGGTTGCTGCCGATCACACCAATTACAAAGCCTACGATTGTCTCAAAAGGCAGGCAGCGGCCTTAGAAGCACTGGCATGAGTTATCCGGAACCACGCTTGTACGTTCCCGACGTTTCACAAGTTGCTAACGCTAAAAACAAAGGCCGTGCAATATCCGAAACAACTTTTGCCTATGACAACGCCGATGATTCCGAACCCCATGAAAAAGAGAGAGACAACGATACCCCTCGTTGGAACAAGGAACTAAACGCCACCGAATTCGCATCAGACCTGTACACCATGTTTTGTGAGCGGAACACGGAAGACAGCATTATCTAGTCGAAGGACTAACTATGGCTATACGAAACAGTTGGGAAGAGACAGGATCTCTTTACGACGCCGCACGACATTTGAATGCCGCTGAAGCCAACATGGCAGTTCTTACATTTATTGCCGGTTTGGATTGGGCAGACGATGCCACTCTGACCATTGATGATGTCATTAACGCCATTCGCAACAATTACTCTGGACCAGAAAACGCAGAAAAATCATTGATGGGCGGCAAAGAAACCGTTAGTGCAGCAAATAACTATCTTGATACCGAACGATCACTTTTGGTTCAACTCGCCCGACGGGCATACCGACAACGCCAGATAGCGGAGGCTGCATAATGTCCAGCCACTGGTTTGAAACAAGTCGTATCGCTCAGAAATACTCCAATAGTGCTGAAATAGATGGAGAGGTGGTGGCCGACTACTCAACTGCCATACTTGCTTATTACGACTCAATCAATTTAGATCGTAGAAGCATCGCTATCTCTGATGATTATGCGCTCATCCAATACGAAACTTACCAGAACCCAGACCCGAATTGGGCTGCGGTGATGTGGATGGCCTACACCGTAGAAAACATGATCATAGACATGTCGGACACTGGGGACACTTTAAAAATACTTTCTCCCAGTCGCATCACTCATCCTTGTTTCTTTAATGGTGATGGAGATACAGGACGAGAATACACATTTGTAAACAATTGGAATCTTCACCACTTTGAACAGTTCGCTCTCACGCAACCAAGCGTGGCAGCGCGGTATCCCGATGCACGATATTCGGTAGTAGACGAGCAAGACATTCTTGACGGGTCTTTGTCCGGAACTTACGACGCTGTGCGAAGCACCCCCATAGGTTTCTTTGGCCCAAACACAAAACTTCTAGATGCCTACTTGGATACATTAAAAGTCGGCGGCGTAATGATCTGGTTTGAATCAAGCGAATGGACATCCATGTATGCTGGTGGACTAGCCAGAACACATACTAGTTTTTATGCACGATTCGCTAAACACCTTGCCGCTAAAACTAACTTTACGGTCTATCATATACCAATGGAACACGGTGTAACCATCTGTAAGAGGACGGCGTAGAGGCTGCTATGGATTTTGAATCGACTATCCCAAACGCAACAAAGCGAGAACTACTTTTAAACAGCATGACCAGCACCGAGTTAGACATCTACAGGCTTGGTTGGGCCACCGGTAATCCCCCCGACACCCTGTCTACTTCTTACACTGCCCCCGCTGCTGATGTCAACAACCCACGAGCGTTGGAACAAGCCTTGGAAGCCGCCGTCGCTCGTCATGTCAGTCTAAAAACAGAACGCGATGCCATTCCCGCATAGTGAATTTTTCTCTGATAATCTAGGTTAATGAAATCTGTATTTCCAATACCGATGATTGGCAGTTCCGACTGTCAACCTATCTCTGAATTGGAACTGCACAACTATGGCAGTGGCATTGTCTTGTTCAAAAATGCCATTGACGTTGATCAAAAATCTGTTCTCCCTTATCTGGACGAACGGGTTACCTTCGCTGATTGCGGTATCAAGGTTGTAGAAAAGAACGGAAAGCGTTGGGCCGAAGACTTTTCGGGCAACGAAGTCGAACACGGTTTAGAAATGCTGTCCGAACAGGCACTCCGTTTAGGGTCCGATCCAAACAATATGCCCGTGCAGGACGACACCCCCGAACCGGTTGCTAATTTCTTTCAGTCCTGTGAAGAAGTTATATATAAATCTCTTATCAGATACATCGACATACACCCAATGATTCTAAATACTCTTTGGTGGAAGAATCGTGGCCATATCCTCAAATACGGACCCAACGGCCTTCTAGGAGAACACAACGATAACGACACAAACTTCCGCGTTGTGGACGGACAGAGACATCCGACCAGTCGGCCACAGGCCATCTATCAAGTTTTAGCCTGCATTATCTATTTGAACGATGAATACGAAGGGGGAGAAATGTATTTCCCCTACACCGATGTCCAATATAAACCGGTTACAGGTGACCTTCTTTTCTTCCCCCAAAATTACGTTGGAACGCACGGCGTCCGCCGTATTACATCAGGAGAAAGATACGTCTACCTGTCCAATTTCGGACAAGGTGGAGATGAGGTAGTTGGGATCACCGAAGCAAATGAAGTCGCCCCTTGGGTTTCCCCCGTCTACCTGCCATGGATTTTCCAAGATTACGAAATGTATTACAACTCCGGGCATTCCGTGTCCGCCCAGACAGAGGGTCTCTTGAATCCCGTCCAACAAAACAGACCGATAGAAGGACACCCTGAGGGTCCGCTGCTACCACGGCCAGCAGCATGAATGCTCTGTTCGATGCAACTACCCCTGAGATAACGGACGACGCCTTAAAAGAAATTAGTTCTTACGACGCTGAACATATCGGCGGCGGTGTAGTTCGATTCCGGAAAGCAGTCACCGTACCGAAATTCATGTTCCCGTGGATTGACACTGAAGCGAAACTGTCCCACGAGCAACGTTGGACCTACGAAACTGACGAAAACGGGGTCACCTACGCCCTCAATGAAGACTTAAACAAGTTCGATCTTGAACAAGTCAAACTCGTCCCCACCAGAGTTTTAGACCCAGTAACACCTTCTACTCCGTTAACCAATGTTGAAGTTCTCAAATACTGGGAAAACATGATCTACAAATGCCTCATCCGTTATGTGGACTTTTTCCCAATGGTTTTAGGCACCCTCTGGTGGCGCAACAGGGGACACATTCTTCGCTACAACGAGGGCACCTTTCTCGGCACACACAACGATAACGATACGAACTTCCGGGCCACCAACGGACACAAATATATCCCACAAGGACAAGCAGCCTCACGCCAAACTTTGGCTGTTCTGCTATATCTCAACAATGGTGTTGAATCAGCAGATCAACTAGACGGAACCAATTACACAGGTGGAGAAATGAACTTCCCGTATTTGGATATCAACTATCAAGGACAGACCGGGGATGTAATAATCTTTCCATGCAACTTCTTGGCCACCCACGGGGTCAACACTGTCACCGCAGGAGAACGCTACACCTATCTGGAATTCTTTTCTCAGGGAAGCCCACAACCGGAAGTAATGATCAATGTCGTAGAACCGGAGGACATCGACTCGTGGTGTCCTCCACACTGGTTAAACCACATCTACGACGATTACGCTAAGTATGTGGAACACACGGAAAAGGGTACTGGCAGAGACATGACGGACAGAACGAATCCCGTTTACCAGAACCGAACTTTAGAAGGCGAAAAAGGATTAGCGCAGGCTTACGACCACGGAGATGTCGTAGACATTAATCTGCAAAGAGGAACATGAACCATTTAGGTGGAGGAGTCGTTTTATTTGAAAAAATAATCGACATACCAGATCACATAGTTCCTGAACTTTTCCGCATGGTGGAAACAGCGTTCAACACCATGTACGAATTCTCCTACGACGATAATGGGAAAATCGAATATGGTGTCAATCTGAGTGGTCACACCATTTACAAAGAAGACCTGTACAAAGATCCAACCAGAATTACGGGACCGGGAGTAATCCTCAACCCAGAGTTTTTTGGATCTTGCGATAAAGCCATCTATCAAAAACTACTTGACTACTTCTCTCTCTTTCCTGATGCTTTTCCATGTGTCTGGTGGGAAATAGGAGGCCATGTTGCCTACTACCCCACTGGATCTAAATACGGGTCGCATTGTGATAATGATGTCAACTATGTCTACGGTGACTTTCCCGTGGACCAATCAGCACTCAATCAGGTCGTTTCATGCAGTCTTGTTTTGAATAACGATTTTGCTGGCGGAACAATGGGCTTCAAATATTTAGACCTTGATGTCGAACTCGCAGCCGGAGATCTGCTCATGTTTCCCTCCAATTTTATGGCTACTCATGAAGTTAAAGAAGTTACATCAGGAAGTCGTTATTCATATTTAGCAAACTTTGCTCAAGGTTCTTCTTCACCAGACCGCAACGTTGTTGTCCATGACATTCGTGAACCCGGAACACAAGGTAAATCTTGGCTTCCTGATATAGCAAAAGATTTCAGAGAAGCATTAGGCGATACGCCTATTCCGTCGGTTCTGTCTCGCTTGCCTGATCATGGACGTTGAGAAGATTAGGAAACCATTCAGCGGCGCTTTTCGATCCAAGCGGAGTTCCTTGACCGAAGAATTGCAAATACGAATAACGTTCCCCAGAGGTTACTGGTGTCACTTCATGGGAACCGATGTAGTTGGATGGATAAAACACCGCAGTTCCAGTGGGTGGGATGAGAGACGAACCACCATGGGCGAACTTCAACTCACCCCCGCTGTAACCATCATTCAACGCTATTGACGCAGTTACTACGTTGTGTATGGCGTGTTCGTTCTCCGGGGTTAAACCCGGCGTATATTGAACACCATTATCGTGATGACTGCCCATGTGCTGTCCATCCCTGTAGGTAGCAACATGGCCGGGTGACCTCCACCAAACGGAAGACGCCACTTCAGGGAATAATTTTACATACTCCAGTAAACACACATGCAGGGCAGCGTCCAATGATTCAACAAAAGACTCATCTTCGCTACTCACACCTTCAGGAACCAGATTCAAAAACCTACCGGGAGCGGAACGGTATTGATCAGGAGTGAACTTGTACCCACCACGATTGATATAATCGCCGTCTTCATTTACTGTGTAATCATCAGGCTCGTTTTCCCGACGACGCTCTAGCCATTCAGATAAAAACTGTTGATCTATCTCTATGACATCGCTAAATACGACGATTCCATTAGTCAGATTCTGCTGCATCAGTGTCCCGATCAGTATCCGGAGGTGGTGTTTCTTCTGCCATTCGACGCGCTCGGAAAACTTTTGCCGATTCGTCCAGAACGATTCCGTCAAATGGGGTTCCCTCAAACAGATTCGCTATTAACAGTGCATCATCTCCGTGAAGATAGAACGACCGCTCCGACGTAAAACCATCCGGGCCGGGGATTGGATAACCATAAATAGCGCCATCCACGAAGGGGAAATCTGCATCGGCCCCCATCTGATTAAATTCAAGCACAAAATTGTCATCGATAAAGTTGGCATCTACAAAAATGCCAGTAAAACCTTCTTCAACGGCTTTCTCAAAAACCTTTAATGGCCCCGGCTGCATACAAATCGAAAAGATCACATCGGCTTCTTTGGCCATCTGAGTAAAAGATTGGACATCCCGCAACCCGGCGTCCAAAGCCCTTTGAGTTGTTTCTTCCGACCGGTTCTCAGACGCCCAGATGACATCGTGACCTTCTCCAACCAAGACGGCACCAACACTGGAACCCATTTTGCCCGGATGTGTTATTCCTATTTTAAGGGAGTCTGTATCCATTTTCCATATAGACGTTTGTGGCCGTCTTAGCCAACTCAGGGTCTTTTTGTGGATCTATTACTGATTCACGCACTGCCGGGTTGGGAGTGCCTTGACAGTACCAACCTAGATAAGTATAGCGAATACCCTTACCAACGGGCTGAACCTCATGAGCCGCCACATAGTTAGAAGGGAAGAACAGCATGTCGCCCTTCTTGGGCTTGTAGGAGATGTCCAGATAGGCGAAGTTATGGTGACCGTCGGTAAAGTTTGTGCCATCCAGTTCCTCTTCGGTGTCCACGCAATCATTCAAATATGCAACAACCGAAACAACATTCCTCGTTGCCAACTGGTCTACCGGTTCCGGTCTACCGTATTCGTAATCTGTGCTGATATCTGAATGCATCCCTAGATATACCCCCGGAGGGTATGCCACAAGATGGCTCTTAATCTTCCACCAAATACATTTACCAGCAAGTGGGAACTGATGCAGGTAATACCACAGACACAAGTCTCTGGCCTTTTCGATACTATCCAAAACTTCAATTACTTCAGATCGTGTATCTTGATGGGTAGCCGAACCCCTCCATGGCATCTCATCAACTGAATCCTTCTCAAAAAAGTAGCCACTCTTGTTGATGTAGCCCTCTTCCCCGGTGATCGAATCCACGCCCGGTTCATACATTGTCGCACGCTCAGCGGCAGTTGTCTCATGACAGAACGACCGCATCCACGCCCAATCTAATTCGAAAGCGTTTTCATATAGAATCACCCCACCACCCAAATTGGTTATTTCAGGAGTCATTTTGGCCAATACAAAGCGGGTCGCTGATCAAAAAAGGATGGGTACTCTCTTCTCATCTCTTCCTCCGTCCACCCACTAGACCTTACAAAATCTTCCTCAACGGTTGTCTGCCAGTGAAAATTGGCTTGCGGGTGTTCAACAGGATCATAAATCTCCACTAACTCCGCATCAAATTCCCCTAGGGGGCTTCTCATAGGCTCCATTGATCCTTGCCCGAACCAACCCAAGTAAGAAATCCTGCGACTACCTTCTTTGACCGGAGTCACCTCGTGTGCCCCTAGATAATTGGCCGGAAAACAAAGAACATCACCCCTTTCCGCTGGAATAGTCACACCGGCATAAGGGAAATGCATCTCCCCTCCTTCGCAATCATCGACATGCATCGTGGTCGTCAGTACATTTCGTGTGGACAATTCGCACCGTCCAACTATCTGCTCCCTGTTGGCCCAACTATAACCAACATTATTATCCTGATGCAGCGTCAAACGCCCACCGGGTTCGTAGATCAGAGCGTGCCCCTTATCTCGCCACCATAAAGAATGTACCAATAGCGGATATCTTTCCAAATATTCGAGTACCACTTCATAAATGGCGTGTTCAGTAGCAATCCACCACTCTGTGAATTCAACACTTCGGGGAGGGTCGGGATAATGCGGATGAACTATCGTGGGCATCTCCTTCTGATTCTCCAGCGTGTACTCATCTCCACTGTCCACATGAGTTGCTACGTCTCCGTCGATATTCCAATGCAGATCCCACGATGCCTGACGCATCTCTAACAGTTCTTCAATAATCCAGTCAGGTACCTCTATTGCTTTGCGGGAGACCGACACCCCATTAGCAAAATGTTCCATCATTCAATATCACACTTTCCTGCATCAACTAATGTTTCTAGACGTTGGATAACGTTTACTACTAATTCTTTACGTTCATCATTATTTCCCAAATGATTTATACAAGCATAGACAACATCAATAGCGTGCTGTGCTAACAGATCGGACGGCGGAGGGCTTTCATCCGAATAACGATCCATACCTTGTTTGAATAAATCCTGCCAACTAAACGGCCTCTCAGTCGGCATGATGGAATTAGGCACAGGACCGATAGTGGAATAGTGCCATTCATGGCCCACATGCTTTGGTCGTCGCGGCTGGCCAAGGATAAAGTCCACTGCTTCACGAACAGTCCACCTACCTCCCCGATGAATAGACTTATCCATCAGCGGCTCTTGAGCAAAGTTAAAACGAGTCTCAATTAATCCATCACGATCAAAAACAAACTTCTCATATAATCCTGATACTTCTTGAGCAGCACCACCTTCAAAGTGATGTGGCTTTCCCGCCACCCATTCGCCTGTTTCCGGATCTTGAGACAATGGGCCGTAATCGTTGAAAGCCCTAATCTCATATCCCTTCATATACAAACAAAGCGGATGTTCCGCTACGAGAGAGTCACCCATCCCAGTGGGATTAATGTTCATTTTTTGTGTAAAAGCAAAGGTCACATAAGGATATTCAGATTCTATAAAGGCTGCGATTTCCTCATCTTCGCAAGGCTCCTGTTCTCCCAACTGGTTTGTCGGTATCGCTACAACAGAAAAGCCCTTCTCCTCAAACTCTTCATGGAGAACTTGAAGATCCTGAAACTTCTTATGCGTCCGTTCCATAGACATCTGTTGATCCGTCGCTGCCTCATACCCACACTTGGTTGCCACAGGCAAAAACAAGGTGACCTTATCCCTGAAGTGTTCCAGCATGTTTTCTTCGCCGTGGATGGACCGCACGGGAATGTCATACACGCCGTTGATTTCTTTAAAACCAATATGTTCATCCATCATGGTGCGTATCTTTCGCTAGGACGTGGGGGCTTGGGCTGTCTAACGAACCACCCCACATTTTGCCCCGTGGTCCCAAATAGTACGGTTTTGAATATCGACCCTCAACTTTGTCGAACACCCGTTCTTCATAAACCCAACCTCCATAAAAACCATGGATGATACAAGTATTATCCCAAATCAAAAAGTCTCCCTCTGACCAGTCCCATACGAATTGGTTTTCCAACTGGAACAACTGTCCTTGATAACCCGGCCAACCACCCTCAGACGCTTCTCCGGGGGGAGGGGCATCTCCTCTCATCCATTGTTTGTATTCATCAAATAGTTCACTCGGACCATCGGAGGGATCACATTCCGGTCCCGTATAAAACAAACTGGTATTCCCCGTTATGGGATGTGTCCGCAGACCGGGGTGGTGGGAACCGGAATGCGTTGTTCCATCAGGGTTGTTCACACCTGAACGGTGATGAACCATCAAATCCTGTAAATAATTTATATACTCCTTAGGACATTTGTCATACAAATCTTCTAGATCAACTAAAACAGTGTTACCTGTTCCTTTTCTTCCTTTCCAAGTATGCATATGCATACTGGTTATATCCGGACACCATTCAAACACGGTATTGTCCATATGCCAATGGCCTATTAAAAAGTCGTCTGGGGTTTCCGCTAATGTTGTCTCAAGGTGCGGGTGGGAAACATCCCAAAGGGGACCAACCCCGTTACGATCCACGTTTCCAAATTTCTGAATAAGTTCACTTTGCTGTTCTCGGGTCGGACGCAATTCAACAAAACCAAGTTTTCTATGCTCAATATATAAATCGTAATAATATTGCATATTATTTAAAACATCATCGACCGTTAAGCCCTCCAACTTGAGACCGCTCATAGTGACACCGCCTCCGTGGAGAACACTACGTCAAGCACGCGCTGCTCTGGAGTGAACCCACCCATAACACAATGCTTCATACAGAACAGATCACTCAACAAAAAATCCCCTTCAGTCCAATCCCACCAAAACTGATTGTCTGGATCTTCAATTTCCGCAATCAAAATTTTGTCAAAAACTTCTTTCTCCTTTTCCACACCTACACCCGGAATCGGAATCCATGCTGTATGGGTATCTATCATGTAGCGCAGCACGGGTTCTCCCGTAATCGGATGAGGCGAAACCGAATCAATAATCGGCGGATGATAATCCAAATCAGTAAGCCATCGGGATGCCGGACGGTTGTAGGCATTTCTCTCTTCAATGTTTTCCACATTTGCAATAGTGAACTCTCGTTTTCCCATCGCCATTTGTTCTTTAACTTGCTCCAACTGTTGTTCCATACGAACAAACACATACTCAAAAAGAGTATCGCATTGAACTTTCTTATGCAGTTCAGCCATGTTGACAAAGCCAGTACGACCATGGCCTTGAGGACAGGAGAATTTTATCATGTTCCAGCCCGCCAAAATGGGAGGACGCTCGTGATCCAAATTCTCCAAATGCCATCGAACTAAAATTTCTTCAGGGGTGTTGGGCCAACCCTTTCGATTTATCGTCAACGCATGAGTCTCATCGTTTTGCCGATCAGACCAATACCCCAAAGCGGCACATACTTGCTTGTTCTGTTCCCGACTCAAACCCAATTCAGGAAAACACAACAACTTTGATTCATTTAATAGTTCTTTAAAATACTTAGGATCATCCAAGAAATCACTAAAACTGTGACCCGTTAGCACCGTTCCCTGAGTAGTGGCTCCCATTTAGGAACTCCGAATTCCTCTGAGAATTCGCTTGCGCTCCTCCTCGTCGGCAAATCCAGCAGCAACACCATTGCCTTTCTCACCACCAACAGGTCGATCATGGTATTTCATGGTGTTAAACGTGACATCCAACCGCCTCTCGTCGGACTGGAACCCTCCTGTCACTGAGTGGGCCATTACAAATAGATCTGCCACCAAGAAGTCTCCTTGCGTCCATTCCCACCAAAACTGGTTGTCAGGATTCAAATATATTTCTTGAAGCAATCTGTCTACTTCTAACCGATCTTTTCCAGAGGAGTAGGTGAAGCAAGTGCCTGTTACGGTTTGCCCCTTCATGCCCTCAAGTGTTGTTTCTGGTTCTATCACGAAATTGTCTAGATACATCCAATCCAACTCATACCTGAAAACCGGTTCATTTGTTAAAGGATGCGTTTCAATTGCCTTACGGACATGGGCGTAATAATAATCATCGTTATCACCATGCATCAATTGCCCGTCGGGGCCAACTGCACGTTTGTTTGTGATACATATTTCACGACTTCCGGACTCAACCTGCTTTTTCGCCTCATCTCCATCTTCGGCTTGACGAACAACCGTAAACTCAAAATCTCTAAGACGATCTACAGTTTCAATCGGTAGACGACTTGTCACTTCTGCCAAGTTAACAAACCCGGTTCTACCGTGGTGTTTAGAGCAGGTGAATAGTTCCATGCTCCATCCGGCCACTTCCGGAGGATATTGCTGATGCAGATTTTCCACATGCCACGGAACCAGCAACTCCGAAGGATCGTTTACCCGAAAATCCAAGGCAATAGTATTGCGATGATCTTCCTTATGATGACCGAACACATGGTATCCCAATGCGTTGATAACTTGAGGATTCTGATCTTCGGTCAGATTCAACTCACGGAAACAAAGTAATTTATGCTTGAGAAGCAGATCTTTAAAATACTTAGGATCATCAATAATATCTTCGTATGTGTATCCTTCTAAAACATGACCTGCGGTCGGATTACCAGCCATTATGGAACATCCAATTTTGGATGACCGTCATGCTTGGGACCGATCTGCTCTCCCTTTTCGTTCAAACCGGTGCGGATACTTCCCATCCAAGTCCACGGGTTTTCCTGATTATTCTTGAACTTGACCTCTCCGTATTCCTGTCGCTCTTCCATCAATTCCGGCCTGTCCCACAAGTGTTCTACTTCAAATTCCACCTCTGACAACAGCGATTCTTCATACACTTGAAAGAACATGAACGGCATTCCCTTAGGAAACGTCACCGGAGTATTCTCTACCGTTATCTTCCAATTCATGTTCCACTCGTCAGGCCACCAATGAGTAGGAATACTGGCTGTTAAAGGAACCGCTCCATCCACAAAGTAATTAGGCGACCCCGAAATCCAAGTGCTATACCCCGGAGGGGTACCCATCGACCATCCAGTAGCAAACGACAAGATCCCTATGATGCTTGGAATCACTACCGCTCGTTCGTACTCCTGTCCATTGACCGTGTGAGTCATCGTCTCTCCGGACAACACCCGTGGAACCGTGTTGCCACCGTCCCATTGGACCACTACTTCCTGCTGAAGAACCATTTCCCAACCCTGCACATTCGCAGCGCCTAACGGCAAACACTTATATGCATGTTTGTTGTAAGTGTCATCCATCCAATCCCGCTTCAAACGGGATTGACGAATCTCAGGTGGGTTCTGATGATTCTTTCTAAGAACTACTTTCATGTCTTATCACCAATTCGCTTTAACTTGACAGTTCCAGAACCAAGAGCAACCAGCCGACCTTTGTTTTCCATACGGGTTGTAACAACAGCAGCACTCTTACTCAGGGATTCAATCGTTGAATAAGCGTCACAAATGCCGTCTTCCACGCTCTTCAGATAGTCGATACTGAAATTAGAGGTCGCTACCCAAGTGCCAGCAGGAACAAAGGGGTAAACAACTAATGGCATAGCCGTGTCCACAAGGGAAGCCAAGCAAGCACCGTGTAGTTGTCCGGTAAACATTAAGTGCTCGTCTTTGACGAGGAACGCGCAATGACACACACCATGCACATCATCAATATCTACAATCGCGACCTCAAGCCAAGCAGCGACCCCAGCGGGGAACCCGTTTTCTCCAAACTTGGTCCCAACCATATTTTTAATAAATTCAGGATGTTGGACCTCAAACCGCGGATGCGAACTGGATTGGTTCGTCATGACGCTGGAAGTATCTGACCGCCCATGTCCCCGGTAGGCGGAAAGCCATGTCCGGAGGAAGGCGCATAGGTGGTTCCTTGTTGATCCTGATGATTGCGATCGTTGTAGTCGTACATCGTCACCGCTGAATACTTGGTGCCCTTCGTTACCGGTAAGGAGGCGTGGGCGTAAACGAATGTGGACGGATGCACGATCACATCGTTCTTCTCCGGCAGGAACTTGATGTCCTGATACGGCAACAGATACTCACCGCCGTCATAGTCATCGTTCAAATAGCCAATTGCCGAAACTGTTGCACTATAAGAAAATCCATGATCAGCATGAATCCCGAAGTGTTGACCTTCGTTGTACCTGACAAAGTTGGTTGCTTCCTCAAATTCCAAACTAAGGTTGTACAACCCCTGATAGTGAACCATGCACTCCCGTATTCCCGTGATTACTTCCCTGTAAATCTCTCCCGCTTCCTTGAAGGCAGGATCGCAAACCGGGAAGTCGCTCTCACGAAATTTGAAATCAGAACAATCTCGGTAGTCCGGCATCTCTTCCAGATCCCCCACTAATGCCTTCTTCCACGAAAAATATTCATGAGTACTGGCACCGATGCACTCTTCCAAGCGTTCGATAAAATTAGCGTCCTTCCGCCATACGTTCTTATACAACACGATTGCTGAGGCCGGATGTCCGCAATAACCTGCTATGTCCATAACTGCTCCTGTAATCCCGTAATCGTATAAAAAGATGGTGTTGTCCAACGAGTCCCACTCACAATCGGCTTGACGCCGTGGAGATAGTGGATGTCACCGGGATGTGCAACAGCCATGCCCGGTTCTATTTCTAGTTCTATCTCATGTTCGGGATAGTAAAACTGCCCGCCCTCAAAATCATTATTCCAATAGATAATAGAATTTATATCATAGGTAGGAAACGGGTTAGGTGATCCATCGTTCAACTGTTTGTCCGAATGCGGGGACTGCTCGTTGCCGGGAAGCCATCTCACTAATACGGGTGGGCGCTTATGCAGGGTAACTGCAAATTTTTCCTCAATGGCAAGTTGCATTTTGTCGATGTACTTATCGACCATTTCATGCATGAACGGGTTGATCCGTTTAAGAATCGCCCCACTGCACATGCGGTCCCACCAGTAGGACGCATCATAGATGCAAACACCGTTCTCGTCGTATTCAGTTTCTCTGGGATTTTCCCATTCAGAAATGTGCGGAGCGAAGGCGTTCATGTGTTCAAGATCAATTTTATCAATAAAGTCTCGAATGACCAAGATGTTGTCTTTGGAGGAACCGAAATGACCCGGCTCTACAAGCGATTTCTCTTCCACATCAGAGACATTACCAGAATTCTACTCTGCTAGGAAGGCATCAATGTCTTTGCAGATGGCGTCCAGCGAAGCCCTGATCCCACGCCGCTGCAATTCCGACGGCCATCGTCCAAGTTTCTCCTCCCCGTCCGACCACCACGGAGCAGGTTTGCCCAACTGGTCCCTTTCCCCCAACAAAAAACTGCTGGTGTACCGACGCACCCTATGTCCAGTACGATCCACTAAAAACTTGTCAAAGTTCCCCTGAAGAGGGGAAAACCCCGGCTTACTGTAATCAATCTCTTGCTTCTCCGTCGCCCACGGACTCGTTTCGTAATGGTACGGCAAATTGTTTTCGTCGCGTTCCACATGGACGGCTCCAGTCATATACAACCAAAAGTCATGTGGCTCTTGTTCGTATTGAGCACCGGGAACCCATTCGGGATCATAGGTGTGCTTATCGAATCGACCTTTTGTCAACTCGGAAAACTGATACTCAACACCAAAATTGTCACGGGCATACTTTTCTGCTACCTGCCCCGGCGTTAGATCCAACCCCTTATTTTTGGCATATGTGTCCAGTCCCTCAGCGAATTCGGGATATCCGTGGCAGGTGAAATCGTCAACCACGATTGCTTGAATGTTGAAGTCCGACTCATTCGCATACCGTTCATGCAGTTCCTGTAAGACGGTGTGTTGGGGAATGTTTCCGCAGCCCGCTGCACAATTGAAAAGGAGAGTCACCTTTCCGTTGTACTCACTCAGGATGTCACCATTGGAGCCATCGGGAGAACCAATTCTGAAATCGTATGCACACTTTTCAGTGGTACCGGGTTCTTCCGTTTGTGGAATTAATTCTGAAAGATCAATAGTGTCCGTCGGGAGCAACCCGCCAATTCCATCCGCATGGTAGCGCGTCCCATCGTTGACGAGTCCAGTGGTGATGGGAGGATACT